CAGCATTTTCTGCTTCTATTTCTCTACGTTTATTTTCGATATCTGATAGCTGCTGTTGAAGTATTTCTTTATCTTTTGCATCTTGTTCGATTTGCTTCTGATTGTATTCTAATAAAGCTTCTCGTTCAATGCTACTACGCCAAGAGTAATAGCCTGCTGACAAAGAGCCAAATACAAGTATGCCAATAAATATGTAGAGTTGTAAACGTCCAAACATCATAACCTCCATAGCTAGGAATATTTATATGAAAGTGTATATTGGTCCGTATAAGAACTGGATTGGACCCTATCAAATTGCTGATGCAGTTTTCTTCTGGGTAAACCGTAGAGGTATTTTTCCAGATGATGACCCTCGTCATGAACGCTGGGATTACAAGGCAAATGAAGCATTTGGTGATTGGCTCGCTGATTTTAAGTGGCTCTACAAGTTTTGTAACTGGATTCAGGCAAATCGCGAACGCAAGATCAAGGTGCGCATTGACAAGTATGACACTTGGTCAATGGATCATACTTTGGCACTAATTGTTCATCCTATGCTTTTGCAAATGAAGGCAACCAAACACGGTTCTCCTTTTGTTGATGATGAAGATGTTCCTGAGCACCTTCGTTCAACCGCTGCACCAGAAATGACTGAAGAAGAAAAGAAATGGGGCGAAACAGATGCGTTGTTTCATGACCGTTGGGTTTATGTTCTCGATGAAATGATCTTTGCTTTTGAATTAGAAATTAATGATGAATGGGATGATGAATACCACAAAAGTGGTGATTATGATGCGATGAATGTTATCGGTGCTCGTCAAAGAAACGGCTTTCGTTTGTTTGGTAAATATTATCAGGGACTTTGGGACTGATGGATACTCTCTTACTAGATGATCATTACACTCAAATCCCTGAAGATGTTATAGAACAAGCAGCGCAAATGTGTTCTGATGATGTTAATAACAGCTTCTATAAAGTTTGGAATGCTGGTCAAGGATTCAAGTCAGCTGGTATGACTCCAATCTATCTACTTGATCAAAAGGTTATGCAATTGATTGTTGTAACTACAGAAACTTTTGGAAAAAAATTACACTAACACCCTTTAAAAATATTGCGACGCAACCTATATAATATGTGAGATGCCAGTCGGGTCTCGCAATTATCAACTCTCGCTTCACAGGAGAACTACTATGAATACACCATATCGTTTCGACCACACATTTTCAGACCTTGCCAAGTTCGATAAGTTTTTCGTTGGCTCTGATAAGTTTCTAGCTAAGGTTCATGAAACTGCTGAGTATCTTGCTAATACAGCTGCGCATTCAGGCTATCCTCCATTCAATTTGAAGAAGACAGATGATAATGTCTATGTGATTGAAATGGCAGTTGCTGGCTTTGGTAAACAGGATATCGAGCTTACTCTTGAAGAGAACAAGCTAAAAATTGCTGGTCATACAACACTTGATACTATCACAGATGACGGTATCAATCAGCATTTCCTACACAAGGGAATTTCTGATCGCCCATTCACTCGTACCTTTACTCTTGCTGACAATGTTGTTGTCAATAATGCCAAGATGGTAAATGGTATGCTCAAGATCTGGCTTGAGCACATTATCCCAGAAGATAAGAAGCCAAAGAAGATCGATATCGAAGAAGAAGTAACGAATACTTCTAGAAAAGTCGTAAAGAATAATGTTTGAACTTTTTAACTACTATGCCGACAAATCATTAATTTGGATAAAGAGAAACCTTGCTTATAACAAGGCAGCATCTGAACTTCATAACCTTTCAGATAGAGAGCTTGCCGACTTGGGTATTTACCGTAGTGACGTACATAATGTTGTTGTGAATACATTAAAACAAAGAATCCCAAGTCGGTCCTTTTAATAATAAATAGCGGGGAAGAAATTCCCCGCTTTCTTTTATGGAGATCACAATGAAAGTCACACTCGAACAATTATGTAATTTTTTCGAAGACACAGACGATTTTGTTTTGGAAAAATTCGTCGATCCAATCAATAAAGTTATTGAAGAATTTGAAATTAATACACCAGAACGTATTTCTATGTTTCTTGCTCAGGTAGGACATGAATCAGGTGGATTAACAAAGCTTCACGAAAATTTAAATTATAAGCCAGCTCGTTTACTTCAAATTTTTCCAAAATATTTTAGAGATGTTGATCCTGAAGATTATAATACTCCCGAAAAAATTGCCAACCGTGTGTATGCTTCTCGCATGGGCAATGGCGATGAAGATTCTGGCGACGGTTATCGCTTCCGTGGTCGTGGCGCTATCCAGTTAACTGGTCGTTCAAATTATACTGCATGTGGTTCAGATCTTGAAGTTGATTTAATTGGAAATCCTGATTGGTTGGAAACTCCTGAAGGAGCTATTATGTCAGCTGCATGGTTCTGGGATCAGCATGATCTAAACGACTGGGCGGACAAGAGTGATGTTACTACAGTATCTAAGAAGATCAACGGTGGTACTATTGGTCTTGAAGAGCGTAAAGAGCTTTTTGAAGAAGCACTCACTATTTTTTCTTGACATTTACTACGTTGTAGGGTAATATAAGAGTATTGCCCTACACTCACATTCGGAGTTATGATGAAGTTTTACACCAGTGTTTACCAGCGATTTGATAAAATTTATGTTCGTGGTTATGAAGATGGACAGCGTGTAGAATTCATTGAGAAGTATAAGCCATACCTCTTCCTTCCCAAGAAGGATGGGTTTTATCGCACATTGGATGGCAAGCAAGTCGACAAGATGCAGTTTGAATCTATCTATGATGCGAAAGAGTTTTGCGACAAGTACAAGGATGTTCAAAATTTTACATACTACGGTCTTACCAACTACCAATATGTGTTCATGTATGACTACTACAACGGCGAGATCCAGTATGATCCGTCGGTTGTTTCAGTAGTTACAATCGATATCGAGTGCGCAGCTGACGAAGGTTTCCCCGACATCCAAGCAGCTGACAAAGAAATCACAGCTATCACCCTACGCAAGAACGGTAAGAACATCGTGTTTGGTTGTGGTGATTATGTTGAACACAATGATGAAACCAAGTACATTCGCTGTAAAGATGAGTTCGAGCTACTAGATAAGTTTGTCAAAGTATGGAATCATCCTACATGGAAGCCAGATGTTGTTACTGGTTGGAACATCGAGTTCTTCGATATTCCTTATACAGTGAACCGCATCAAGAATATATTGGGCGAAGAGTATGCTAAAAAGCTATCGCCTTGGAACATTCTTGATGAGAAGGAAGTTGAATTTAAGGGTAAGAAGAATCAGACGTTCAGTCCAGCTGGTATTGCTGTGCTTGATTACTACCAGCTTTATCGTAAGTTTTCTTTTGGTAATCAGGAAAACTACAAGCTAGACTATATTTCCCAAGTTGAATTGGGAGAGCAGAAGATCGACTACTCAGAGTATGGTTCGCTTCTTGAGTTGTATAAAAACAATTTCCAAAAGTTTATCGAGTATAACATCCACGACTGTGTGCTTGTCGATCGTCTTGACGAAAAGCTCAAGTTTATTGAGCAGGTCATGGCACTTGCCTATGATGCCAAGGTAAACTATCATGACACTATGACTACTGTTCGACCCTGGGATGTTATCATTCATAACTATCTCTTGGATCGCCGTATCGTTATTCCTCAGTTCGAAGCTTCGCTTGCGGAGTTCGAACTAGTCGGCGGTCATGTGAAGGAACCTATTCCAGGCTTGTATAGGTGGGTTGTGTCATTCGATTTGAACAGCCTATACCCTCACCTGATTATGCAGTATAATATCAGCCCAGAAACAAAATTTTTGTGGCGACCTAATGTTTTTCCTTCAATTGATGATATTATCAATAAAGTTGACCTTTTTAAAAATAGCAATTACATGAGTGGCATGGAGGATTGTGCTGTTGCTGCTAATGGTTGCCTCTATAAAAAAGACAAGCAAGGCTTCCTTCCTGCATTGATGGAGAAGATGTACAACGATCGTGTCGAGTATAAGAAGAAGATGATCGAAGCCAAAAAGCGTTATGAGCAAACACACTTGCGAGAGGATGAAATGCTAATCGCTCGTTATCATAATATGCAAATGGCCAAGAAGATTCAGCTTAACTCAGCTTACGGTGCGCTTGGTAATCGTTACTTCCGTTGGTTCAGCTTCAACAATGCTGAAGCTATCACGATGTCAGGTCAGTTGTCTATTCGTTTCATCGAGAAGAAGATGAACGAGTTTATGAACAAGGTTTGTAAAACAAAAGATGTTGACTTTGTTGTTGCTTCTGACACCGATTCGATTTATGTTACCTTTGATAGATTGATTCCTGCAAGTAGTAATGAACTTGAAGCTGTTAAGCTGATCGATCAGTTTTGCGAAAGCAAGATCCAGCATTATCTTAACTCTTGTTATGATGAGTTGGCTGGTATGATGAATGCTTATCAGCAGAAGATGCAGATGAAGCGTGAGACTATCGCCAACAAGGGTATTTGGCGTGGTAAGAAGATGTATATCCTCAATGCTTGGAATGTTGAAGGCGTACAGTATGATAAGCCGAAGCTGAAGATTCAAGGTATTGAAGCTGTTCGTTCTTCAACTCCTCATGTTTGTCGTGAAAAAATTAAACAAGCGTTGTCTATTATTATGAATGGAAACGAATCAAACCTACAGGAATTCGTTTCTAAGTTTCGAGAAGAGTTTCTTTCGCTTCCTTTCGAACAGGTTGCTTTTCCTCGTGGTGTCAAAGGTATGAAAAAATATTCTAGTAAGAAGGAAATATATATCAAGGGTACTCCTATCCAAGTGAAGGGTGCATTGCTTTTCAATCACCTGCTGCAAACAAAAGGTGTAAAGACAATTCCTCCTATCATGGATGGAGACAAGATCAAGTTTGCTTATCTAAAGTTGCCTAATCCTATTGGCGATACTGTCATCGCAACTCCTGATGAATTGCCCAAGGAATTTAATCTTGATAAGTATATTGATCGTGAGATGCAATTTAGCAAAAGCTTTGTAGAACCATTACGCTCAATCACAGAAGTTATTGACTGGGAAGTTGAGCAGAGAGCAACATTGGAGGATTTCTTTGGCTAAAAAGAAAAAGAAAAAAATAACTCGTAACGATCTTGACAAAATGTCTTTTGAAAAAAGAGAAAAAGTTAGAAAGAAATTAAGAGAAGAAGCTGTTTATACTAGAAGTTTTAAAACACCTCAATCTTTTGGTGCTGCTAGTAAGTGTGTTTCTTTATCTATTGAAGAATATTTGTCATACTCTCCTAATCCAGAAATTGTAAGGATCATAAAGAATGAAGATAGATGAAGACAACGACTTCGGTTTCTCGTTCGCACACACAGAAGATATTAAAATAGAAGCGAACGATAAAGTTGAAGGATTGAAGAAGATGATTATGCCTCTACTCAACAACCTTATGAAGAATCCTGAGAAGGACACAATCGTTTGGCCAGATAGAGAAAAGAAAATCAAGGCGTTCATCAAGAAGATGGATGACTATATTAACTCTTGACAAATACAATAATATAAGCTATACTAATAATATTAATAGGAGAACAATATGTCGCTTAAAGATCGTTTGATTAAAAATTCCACTATCGACCTTACTGCTACTCTTGAAGATAGTAAGATCTTCACGAAGAAAGATATGATTCCCACCTCTGTTCCAATGATCAACGTAGCGTTGTCAGGTTCAGTTGATGGTGGTATTACACCTGGTCTCACTATGCTTGCTGGACCATCAAAGCACTTCAAAACTGGCTTTGCTTTGCTACTCGCTTCCTCTTTTCTAAAGAAGTACAAGGATGGAATTATTCTCTTTTATGATTCTGAGTTTGGTACTCCTCAGTCTTATTTTCAAACGTTTAATATTCCTTTTGATTCTGTGGTTCATACACCTATTACAGATGTCGAGGAATTGAAGTTCGATATTATGCAGCAAATTAAAGAGTTGGGTCGTGACGATCACGTTATGATTGTTATTGATTCTATTGGTAATCTTGCTTCAAAGAAGGAAGTTGATGATGCTCTTGATGGTAAGAGCGTAGCCGATATGACTCGTGCTAAGCAGCTGAAGTCTTTGTTCCGTATGATCACGCCTCATTTGTCTCTCAAGGATATTCCTATGGCAGTGATCAATCATACATATAAGGAAATTGGTCTCTATCCCAAGGATATCGTTGGTGGTGGTACTGGTTCATATTATGGTTCAGATAACATTTGGATTCTTGGTCGCCAGCAGGAAAAGGATGCAGATGGTATTTCTGGTTATCACTTTGTAATCAATGTGGAGAAGTCACGTTATGTTAAGGAAAAGTCTAAGATACCTATCACCGTATCTTTCGACGGAGGTATTAATCGCTGGTCTGGCTTGCTTGATGTCGCTCTCGATGGTGGTTATATTGTTAAGCCTAAAAATGGATGGTATGCTACAGTTGACAGAGACACTGGCGAAGTACGTCAGCCTTCAATGAGAGCTGGCGATATTATAGACAACGGTACTTTTTGGAAAGAAATGTTTTTATCAACTGACTTTGCAAAGTATATTGAAAACAAGTACAAGATGGCCATGGGTTCAATTATGGAGAGCGAAGAAGATGAGTAAGGTTCTATCTGAGTTTTGGAGTGATGATCATTATAAGAAGGCTATAGTATGTGTTGATGCTAACACTCAATGTTATTTTGTTGAGTGTTATGATGTGCATTTAAGTGGATTAAAGATTGTTGAAACTCTTTCATTTCCAGGCAAGAGTATTCATTATGCTGAATCAGCTGCATCAAATTATACATTAGGCATCTACAATGTATCAAAAACAGCCTAGCTCTATCAAATATGATTATAGCACTCGACCATTGAAAGCAACAATGGTCGAGTCAGAAGAAATTTATGCACGTAATGTATGGGAGAACAAGTGGACATGGCGATTGAAAATGCGATTTTTGGGGGTTTGGTATACAACGAAGAATACGCTCGCAAGTGTATACCCTTTCTCAAAGAGGAATATTTTGCGTCGCAAGATCAAAAAGCATTATTCAGAATCATCAAAGAATACGTAGATAAGTATAATGCGTTCCCATCTAAGGAAGCTTTGGCTATTGATTTGTCGAACAAGGATGGTATCGGCGAAGAAACTTTTAAACAATCTAAGGAATTGATCAGTGGTCTTACGCAAGACAAAGACACCAAAATCGATTGGCTCTTGGACCAAACAGAAAAATTCTGTCAAGACAAAGCAATCTATAATGCGATCATGGCGTCAATCGGGATTCTTGATGACAGTTCTGGAAAAACCTCAAAAGGCTCTATACCACAGATCCTTTCGGACGCACTTGCTGTATCCTTTGACACGCATATTGGTCATGACTTCATTGAAGATGCGGATTCACGCTATGAGTTCTACCACAGGAAAGAAGATAGAGTCGCATTCGACATTGACTACCTCAACAAAGCAACGAACGGTGGGTTGCCTAAGAAAACGCTAAACATCGCTCTGGCAGGTACAGGTGTTGGTAAGTCATTGTTTATGTGTCATTGTGCAGCGTCTAATCTAGTCAATGGTTTAAATGTGCTGTACATTACGATGGAGATGGCGGAAGAAAAGATTGCAGAACGTATTGATGCTAACTTGCTTGATACTCCTATTGATCAACTAGCACTATTACCCAAAGATGTTTACGATAAAAAGGTTCAGCGTATTCGTAATAAAACTCAAGGTAAGCTAATCGTCAAGGAATATCCTACAGCCTGTGCAGGTTCTGCTAACTTTCGCCATCTCCTAAATGAATTGAAGCTTAAAAAAGGTTTTGAGCCAAACATTATCTATATTGATTATCTGAATATTTGTATGTCATCGAGGATTAAAAATGGAGCCCAAGTCAATTCTTATACCCTTGTCAAAGCAATTGCCGAAGAACTCAGGGGACTTGCAGTGGAGTTTAATGTTCCTGTCGTCAGTGCGACTCAAACAACTCGAAGCGGATATTCGAACAGCGACGTGGGATTGGAAGATACATCAGAATCCTTTGGACTCCCAGCCACAGCTGATTTTATGTTTGCGCTCATCAGCTCCGAAGAGCTTCAGCAATACAATCAAATTATGGTTAAACAGCTCAAAAATCGCTATAATGATCCAGGGTTGTTTACTAAGTTTGTTGTTGGTGTGGATCGCAGCAAGATGCGGCTATACGATGTAGAGCAGTCTGGACAAGATGATATTCTTGATGGACCGAAGAAGAAAAAGAAAGATCGTAATGAAGATAAGTCTGTGTTTGATAATGGTAAGTTTATGACTGAAGACCTAGAACGTAGTAAGCCAAAGTCAAAGTTTAACAAGAACACTTTTGAGGGTTTTAAATGAGCAAGCGTAAGATGACATATAATCTCGTTGAAGGCAAAGATAAGTCAATGTATGATGTATTTGAAGAAACAACTTCTCAGGTAATCAAGTCATTTCCTGGCGACAAGTTTTCAGAAGCTCGATCATTTATGCGCCACTTAAATCTTGGTGGTGGATTTGATGGCTGGACTCCTTCTTTTTTAGTAAAAAATATTCAATCAACTCAAAAATAAACCTCCACTCTGTATAAATATAATCAGAAATGATATGTATTACGTTTTAACGTATGAGGCACGAGGCTTATTAGGCTACGGAATAGTTGAGAGAAAACGGTGGGGTTCCGCTCAACCATATCAATCTGTTTTGGGAGGATCGAAAGGTCCTCCCTTTTTATTTTATAAATACAAATAAAATGTTGAGGAACAAATGTCTGCTAATCGTGAAATTATCAATTTAATTGAAAGAGAATTGAAATCTGATATGGTTTCATTGAAGGACAAAGACATCCTTGTTAAATCTAAGAATAGAGAAGAAGCTAAGATAAAGCTAGAAAAGTTTTTAAAGAATAAAAAGATAGCTTTTCAAAGCGTATTTAAGAAATCAAAATCTGGTTCTTTAGATGTATTAACTATAACAAATTTTGGTACAGATGTAATTTTTAAACCTATAATACAAAAAGGTGCTGGTGGTATACTGTTCGAAAAAGAGTTAGAAGTTGATCTTAAAAATTATTTTAATGGATCAGAATTAAACGAGTTAAAACATCAAGATGTTGTTGTTGCATTAGCTAAAACATTAAAACTACAACAAACAAATAATTTAGATGTGGTTGGTGAAGGTTCTAAAAATCAAAGAAGATCATTGCAATTTAATGGATCTAAACTAACAATCGATAATTCGACAGGAAAAACTCTTACAGATATAACAATTGTAAATAAGAAAAACAATTCGTTGAAATATCTTTCACTTAAAATGAGTCGTAGCTATTATACTTTATCAGCTTCTATTGGTTCATATTTTGCAGACAAAAAAACAAAAGTTGCTATTAATACATTTTTTGGGTTTAGCGGCGCATGGATGTCTGGGTTTGGTGAAGAGTATGGATGTAGAACACCAGCGGCTAATTACTCAATAGTTTCTAATAATTTAGCTAATGTGTTATCTCAAGCTGTTGGAACGAATGTTGTTTTAGTTCATAAAAGAGGTCCAGGAGATGTATTGGTAAAGGTGATAGGCGATAATAACGCTGTTACTATATCAGGTTTAAATCAACAATCATATTCTTACCCAATTTTTGGTGTTAGAAAATATGCAAATATTAAATTTAATGCATCTATAAATGGCGCTTCTTATATAGTAAATTTTCAATTTAGAGGAACAACAGCAGCAGATGTTGGACCAAAATATCTAAGAATTTTATTAGAAAGAATATAAATATAAGATGGAAAATTTTAAAAGCTTCTTACTAGAATCACTAGACGTTGAAAAACTCAAGCATCTTGAGCATCTCGAAGATCACCTTATTCATGGTGGTCATGAAGGGGTATCGCATGCTTCTGAAACACTTGCTGATGTTGTGGCTATTCTAGAAGGTAAGCCAAGAAAAAACTTTAATCAACAAACAAGAATTACAACCAAGTATGATGGCGCTCCATCTATTGTGTTCGGTGTAAATCCTGAGAATGGTAAGTTTTTTGTTGCTACTAAATCAGCGTTTAATAAAAATCCAAAATTAAACTATACCGATAGAGATATCGAAGAGAACCATGGTCATGCACCTGGTCTAGTTGCAAAGCTTAAAGATGCATTGAAAGAACTACCAAAAATTATGCCAAAGAGTGGTGGTGTTTTTCAAGGCGACTTGATGTATTCTAAAGATGATTTGATAAAGAATAAAGATGGATCATATAGTTTTACACCAAATACCATTACATATACAACTGATGATCCAGAACAAACTCGTAGCGCAGAAGTATCTAATCTTGGTGTTGTTGTTCACTCAAGATATGTTGGCAAATCATTAGCAGATGCTAAGGTTAGCTTTGACGTTGATCAAAGCCAGTTTAAACGTAATCCAGATGTACATATGATTAATCCTGAAATATCTGGTGCTAACATTAAACCTGTTGAAAAGAAGAAGTATGAAGCTGAACTCCAGCAAGCATTAGATATCTACACAGGTATGGATGATGATATTTTCAATGTTGTTGATGGACATGATACAACGTTGAAAACTTATATTAACTCTTGTGTAAGAGATAATTCAGTACCTGATGCAAAAGGTTATCTTGCTTATATTAAAGGTAGAAATGCTAAGGACATTGAAAAGTTAAAATCTCCTGAAGGTAAAGCTAAGAAAAAAATAGCTGCAGATGCAATTGAATCTCACATTAAAAATCATACTGAACAGTTTAATAATCTATTGAGAATGCATAAAGCTATTCAAAATGCTAAGAACACATTGACTACTGCATTATCTAATACTGTTAAAACTGGTTTTAAAACAACTATTGGTGGTGAACCAGTTAAACAAGAAGGTTTCGTTGCTATTCGTGGCGGTCGTCCAACTAAGCTAGTTGATCGTGCTGAATTTTCTGCAGCTAACTTTGCTGGTGGTGCATTTCAAAAAGCAGCTAAAGAAGAAGAAGCTGCAGCCGAAGATCTTAATCCAGTTGTTACTTCATTCGGTAGAATGAATCCACCAACTTATCATGGTCATGGTGCTGTTGTTGGTAAGGTTAGTGAATTAGCAAAAGAAATGAAAGCAACTTCTTCTATTGCACTTTCTCGTTCTCAGGATCCAACAAAAAATCCACTTTCGCCAGAACAAAAAATAAAGCATGCAAAGCGTATGTTTCCAAATGCTAATATTATGTTAACAGATGAAGATGCACCAACAGTAATTCAACATGTTAAAAATTTAAATAAGAAAGGTCATAAGCATCTTGTTCTAGTTGTTGGTTCTGATCGTGTTGAAGAAATGCAAAAATTAATGAACCAGTACAATGGTAAAGAATACAAATTTAAAAAGATAGATGTTGTGTCAGCTGGTCAAAGAGATATGGACGCTGATATTGAGGAAGAAGAAGAAAAGCCAGCTAAAAATGAAACGCCTGAGCAAAAGAAAGCTCGTGAAGAAAAAAAACGTCGTGGTATGTCCGCATCTAAAATGCGTGGTCATGCTATTAGTGGACGTTATAGTGAGTTTAAAGCTGGTATGCATCCTGAAGCACCAGAAGAACATACTAAAGAAATGTATCAGGAAGTTCGTCAAGGTATGGATATTAAAATTGGACCAGACACTCCAATTAGAGCTTTGTTAAATCATGCCAAGCGTAAAGATCCTATTGGCGTTAAGGCTCGCAAAGAAGTTGCTCGTCGCGAAGCTATGAAAGCATCAGAGGCTAGAGTTAAACAAGCTGCAAAGCCAGTTAAAAAAGCAGCTTCTGTAAAGCCTACTGTCAAACCTGTTAAAAAACCATTAAAAGAAAATACTGGTGCAGCAATTTCTGGTTTAGGTTTTAATACTGGTACTCCAGCTGTTGGTGATGATTATCTTGGAAATTATGTAGCCCAAAACACTGCTGATTCTGATCAAAAAAATAATATATTGAAAGCATGGATCGAAGCTTCTCACGGTAAATATCATGAGAAATTGCTTGGTTTTAAAATGTTTAATCCTAAAAGCAAATAATTTATAAATACATCGTTCGCAGAAAGCTACGGCAACCCTGCAATTGTTCATGGTTAAGCCCACGGGAAACACCAATGTTAAAAGATACAAGTCTCCACTCTAGTCCTCAGCTAGCTCTTGTAGAGCAACAAGGGGTTGTCGTAGCCCTTTCGCCAAAACAGGTAGTATCCCTGTTTAAAAAATCCGAACAATCTGGTATACCTTTTGATACGCTAAGAGAAGTATATCAACGAGGGTACACACAAAGTTTATCTGAACAAATCGCATACAATAGAGTTAATTCATTTATCGCAGGTGGTGCAGCTATGGAAATAGATAAAGATTTAGTAGAAGCTATTCAAACAAAAGGTCGTGAAGACTTACATGGTAAAAATTCTTTAGAACACCATAAAAAATTAAAAGCATCTGGTTATGTGAGCAAAGGTTCTGAGAGAAATGGTTCTGGAACAGAACATTCTTACTATCATCCTAAATCAAATAATATGCATGTATTCCGCGCAAAGGGTGGAAAAATTAATCATGCTTATGAATATTCACCAAACATATCTTATGCTAAAGCTCATGGCGCCTCTGTTCATGAAGATATTATTGCTGAAAAACGTGGTCTTTGGGATAATATCCATGCTAAGCAAGAACGAATTAAACATGGCTCTGGTGAACATATGCGTAAGCCAGGAGCTAAAGGTGCACCAACTAAAGAAGCACTAAAGAAATCACAATCAGAAGAATATACAGGCGCTGAAAAAGTATCAAAGAATTCTGATGAACCATCAAGTAGATTCGTTGGCACTTCATCCTTAACTAAGGTGTATAAGAAAGAAACTCCTGGTTATACAAAAACAATTAAACGTGCTATCAAAGAACACTGTGATTGTAAGAAAGAAATGGAAGAAGATGCCAAAGGATATAAGAATCCTACTGGTGGTTTAACTCAAAAGGGTCGCGATCATTATAACAGAGAATCTGGTGGGCATCTAAAAGCGCCAGTAACCACACCTCCATCAAAACTTAAAAAAGGTTCAAAATCAGCTAATCGTCGTAAATCATTTTGCGCTCGTATGAGTGGTGTTGAAGGGCCAATGAAGAAGCCGAATGGCGAACCAACTCGTAAGGCATTAGCATTAAGAAAATGGAACTGCTGATAAATACAATTGGGATTGACCCATTAATAGGAGAAAAATTATGGATACATTATTAGGTATAGGATTTATTTTACTAGTCGGTTATATTGTATACAGATGGGTAATTAAAGAAGATATCGCTGCTGTAGCTGAAACTAAAATTGAACCAGCTAAGAAGATTGATTCTGATTTTGTTACTGGTTTACAGAGTACTGTTACTAAGGTGGAAACTGCAGTTGTCGAAGAAGCAAAAGAAGCTGCAGTAGAACTTGTTAAGAATATCGAAGCTAAGGTAGAAGCTGTGGCTGTTAAGGTCGAAGAAGAAATTAAAGTTGAAGTAGCTAAGGTAGTTGAAGAAGTTAAAGTTGAAACTGTTAAGCTTGAAGAAAAGGCTAAGGCTATTGAAGCTGTAGTTGAAGCAAAGACTGAAAAACTAGTTAAGGCTGTAAAGAAAACGAAAGCAAAGGCTAAGAAGTAATGGACGATTTAATCGAGCAAATGAAGGTATCTCTTGCAACTACTTTTGCATTTTATCTAAAGGCTCATGGCTTTCATTGGAATGTGGAAGGTGCAAACTTTCCACAATATCACGAATTTCTTGGTGATCTTTGGGAAGAAACATTTGGTGCAGTTGATCCAATTGCAGAACATCTACGTACTTTGAATTCATATGCACCAGCTTCATTTACTCGATATTCAGAACTTTCATTAATTAAAGAAGAAGTAAATATTCCCACAGCTATGTCTATGATGACAAAGCTTACAACAGATAATGCAACAATTATAGATCAGCTAACAAAAACTCAGGCTCTTGCTGAACAGAACAAGAAGATGGGTTTAGCTAATTTTCTACAAGATCGCATCGATGCCCATGAAAAACATGGTTGGATGCTACGTTCAATCATAAAGGCATAAAAATGAAAGACAATCGCAGCTTAGAACAAAAGATTAGAGAAGTTCATGAAGCAGTTCTAGAAGCTGCTTTTGATCGCAATAGTAAAATCCGTATGAAGATGGCTAATGTTGGTCGTCCAACAGATGGTCCTTCTATGCTTGCGAAGCAGGGTGAAATTAAAACTAAGGTTATCGATGAAGATTCAGTTGCAGGTGTATCAACTAAAGATACACCAAAAGAGCAGCCAGATTCAGGTAAGAAAAAGAAAGACACTGGTAACGAAAAAGCTTTGATGGAACCAGGTACTATTCAGGGTGGAAAAACAGAAGTTGATTTAGAACCAACAACTGATGATCGTGATGATGATGGTAAGAAAATTAACACAGATAAAAAAGCAACTAAAGCAGCTAATGTAAAGGCTGGCGTCAAGGAGGAAACAATGAATACTAAAAATTTCGGATTGCCAGCTGATCTTATTGCGACAGTTGCAGAAGCACTTAAAGGCGGACAGAAGAAGCTCGATGCTAATCATAATGGCAAGATCGACGGACAGGACTTCAAAATTCTTCGTGGTAAGAAGAAGGTTGAAGAAGAAGCTATTGACGAAGGCAATCCTGCTAATAAAGCTAAGAAAGATGCAGCTGTTGCTGGAGTTGGCGCAAAGAATAGAGACGAAAAGCATCTTGGTTCTAGAGGAATGAAAACTAGTGTTGCTGATAAAATTCGTGGTCGTGAAAAAATGTCTGGTAAGGACCGTATGGAAGAAGAAGTCGAATCAATTGATGAACTTTCAAAAGACACTTTAGTATCATATGCTTTAAAGGCGCATCGTCGTGGTGATATGGCCGCTCGTATGAGCAAAAAAGGTGATGGTACAGGTTATGATAAAGACACTGCTCATATAGCAAACAAGCGTTATGATGGTGTTCAAACTGCTATTAAAAAAATAGCTACAAAAGAAGAAACTGATCCAGGTTTTTCAGAAGCAGAAATAGCTCGCATTGAAGAAATTGAGCAGATCGACGAACTTTCAAAAGATACAATGAAATCTTATGTTAAAAAGGTTGATAAAAAAGGCGAAAGCGATAAGCGTAGCGACGGTTTAGGAATGGCTTCTAAAAAAATAGCAAAGCAAGAAACAAATAGAACTTTACAACGTTCTGTTAATAAAATTGGTAATACGCCAATTAATAAAACAAAAACTAGTGACGCTTACAAGTATGATGCATCTCGTGAAGAATTAAAAGGTAGAGGCATTCATAATTTTGCTGGTCGCCGCACAAAATATGAAGAAACTGATCCAGGTTTTTCAGAAGCAGAAATAGCTCGCATTGAAGAAATTGCAAGCAACATCGATGAAGTAGTAACAGCAAGAAAGCTTACTCCTTCTGATAAGGCTGCAAAAGAAAAGTATCTTGCAGCTCATAAGGCAAAACTAGCTTCTCATGACACTGGTATTGAACCAAAGAAATCATTTAAAGATGTAAATAGCGAACCTGGAAATTATACTAAACAACCAAGCAAAATGGGCATAAGACATTCTATTGGCTCTGGATACTATAAGAACGATACTTAATATGAAATCTTTCTCATCATATGTAGCTGAAGCTAAACGCTCTAAAATTCGTCCCGATGCAAAACATGGGGACGAACCAGGCGTTACTGATAAGAGCGATAATATAGCTACCGTTAATATTACTGATGAAAAAGTTCCAGATAGTTGGGAACAAAATACTCCTGAACAACGTGTTAATACTGTCAAAAAATTGATGAAACTTAACACAGTTCATGGGGCTGTACATATGCCACATTTAAAAATTAAAGAAGAAGCTATTAATGAACTTTCACCAGAATTAGTAGGTAAAGTGCATAAAGCTCGAGCTGTTGGTGGTAAGCCCAGTAAAACAGCTGCAGCTAGTAAAACTCTTACTACTGCTGTTAGAAAAGCTTGGTTACAAGCTAAAGTTGGTAAAATGAAAGAATCTGTCGGTTTAGATGTTACTCCAAAAACTCCTATTCCTCATGTGACTATTAAGAAAACTTCACAACCTAAAGCTACTAATGCTCCATCTTCAGCATCTGCTTCTCAAGCTGCAGCTACAAGTAGATCAGCAGAATTACAGAAAAATTCTGAAAGAGAAGCTGCTCAAAAGAAAAAAGCAGCGCAAACAGAAATTGCAAAAAGGAAAACAGCTGAAAAACTTCGTAGTTCTGCTGGACCTAAACCGCCCGAAGCACCAAAGGCAAAGCCAATGGGTGCACCGAAAATTTAAAAACAATAAATAGAAAAAACACTTCTTTAGGAGGATAAACTAATGGCACAATGGGGTAGAAACGATCAGGCTGTTACTGCTAACAGCACTACTACTGTAGAAACATCTAATGGAGCACCAATCGGTACTTGGGCTCTTGTAAAGGGTAGCGGCGGTGCTGTTAGCCCAATCTCAATGACACCAAACGCCCACTTCGGTAATACATCACCTGGCTCAAGAGCTTCTATTGATGTTGCTATGTTTGGTAATACAACTCCAGGCGCTTTCATTCCTGGTGCAGCTTATGGTATATTTGGCGCTGGTGCTGATTCTAATGGTGTAGCTGGAGTTGAATTAACAGTTGATAACGCTGCTGGTCGTAAGCTTAATCATGCTGGATGGCAGCTACGTAAGGCTGGTACAGGTCCAGTAGTTTCGGTTGCTTATACTAATGGTACTGCTTCTGGTTATAATAATGCAGATATTATTGTTGTAAAATCT